CATTTAGAATGGCAACAAATAAATATGTGAATGAGCAACAGAGTACACAATATCACAACATTGTATGCTGGGTTGATGCGGAAAAATACAGTGGATTAAAGAAAGGTGATTTTGTATCAGTAAATGGTGAACTAAGAACTAGATCATATGAAAAAGACGGAGGGAAAAGATACATTACAGAGATTGTGGCCAAAGTCCTTACATATGGCTTGAAAGAGAATGAAAGTACACCAAGCAATTTTGAAAATGGGTTTGTAGATGATGATGAACCTATTCCATTCTAGGAGGGAATAAATGCGAAGAGGTAGACCAAGAAAGATATGTAGCCACTCATTTGGGCCAGCAAAAAGCGGTGCGCTATGGGTGAAAACATCATGCCCCAAAGGGAAAACATCAATTAAAGTATTCAAAGGCAAAACAGCAGGCACTTTATATTGGCTGAAAAAAGAAGAATGTGAAGATTGCCCTGCATATAGTCCTACAAAGGTTTATGCAAAATAGGAGGGAACAACATGCAAAGCACAAGCATGGCAGGGGTTCCGATGAATTGCATAAATTGGCTGGCACTAGGTGCGGTAGTATACGGTGCAATGGATAAGCGAAATGCATTAAAAGTATTGGGATTAAAGGAACAAATAAATGCAGATACGTTACAACCATTGATTAATAGAGGACTAAGCCAAAGGCAAATAGCAGAAGAATTAGAAGTAAGTCAAAGCTTAATTAGAAATATTTGTAAACAATTAGGAATTAAAACAAAACGAGGTAGAAAACAATGAAAAAAGTAATGTTAGCAGTAATGGTATTAAGCGCAGTAGTTAATGGTGCATATGCAAGTGATCTAGTTGTAGGACCTACAGAACCAAATACAACACAACCAACAGTAACAGGTTATAACAGTGCAGCACTTGGAGTTAATACAACAGTAAGTGGCACAAGCACAATTGTACTAGGCAGAAATAACAATGTAGTAGGTGATAACAATGTAATCATTGGTGCAAATAATGGCACTATCAACGCAGGTCAAAGCACATTCATTGGATATAACAATACAAGCGTAGATAACAGCCAAGAGCAAACAGTGATTGGTGCAAATAGCAAAGTAGGGGGCCAAGGAGCAATGGCGCTAGGCACTCATGCAGAAGTAACTTCAATTGATGCGGTAGGCATTGGCAATAACCTTGTGGCGGACAAGCCAAATAGCGTTGCACTAGGAACAAACAGTGTAACTGATGATGCGGTAAATCAACTACAAGCAATGGTAAACAATACAACATATGTATTTGCTGGTACAGATGCAACATCAGTAGTGAGTGTAGGTAGTAAACAACGTGCAGGCTTTGGCGGAGTAAAAAACTATGTTCGCCAAGTACAGAATGTTGCAGCAGGCAGAGTGGATGCATCTTCCACTGATGCAGTAAACGGTTCACAGTTACATGCTGCATATGATGCCATTAATACAATGGGTGAAGATATTGATAAAGCACTAGATGCACAACAACAATTCAATATTGCAGTACATAACACACTAGCAAATCATAAGGATGCAATCAAAAATAACACACAACGTATTACACAACATGATGCGGACATTGCAAATAATAAAAATGCTATCAAGGCTAATGATAGTGTATTGAAAAATCATGAAGAACGCATTGATAAGCTAGAACATCAAGCAAGCAACACATTAGCAAATTTAAAATCAGACATTAAGCAATTGGACGGACGAATTAATAAAGTGGGCGCAAGTGCAGCTGCATTAGCTGGACTACATCCAATGGAATTTAACAAAGATGATAAATTTAGCACATCTGTAGCATATGGTCACTATAAAAATGCCAATGCGGTGGCATTAGGTGCATACTACAGACCAAATGAAAAAGTATTACTTGGCATTGCAGGTACATTTGGCAGTGAAAACATGTACAACGTAAGCGCATCTTTTAAATTTGGTAAACATAGTGAATATGAACCACAAGCTAAACGTGACGGAGAAATTGAAGCTATGAAAGCACAAATTGCAGAATTAACAGCAAGACTTGATGCGGTAAGCAAATAAAATAGGTGGGCGGTATATCCGCCCTTACCTAAAACTAGGGGGCGAAGTTATGAACCATGTAACAACACTATTTAACAGTAATGAGTTTGGGGAACTAAGAACTATCATTATTGAAAATGAAGTGTACTTTGTGGCCAAGAGCGTAGCAACTGCACTTGGATATAAAGATACTGCAGATGCAATCAGAAAACATATTGATGAAGAAGATAAGCTGCGTTGGCAAATTGCCGACACAGGCCAAAAGAGGGAAACATATTTAATCAATGAGTCTGGACTATATTCCTTGATATTGAAATCAAAGATGCCAAGTGCGAAGAAATTCAAACGCTGGGTAACTAGCGAAGTACTTCCACAAATTAGAAAAACAGGTAGCTATGATCTACATATTCCTAAGACCTTACCAGAAGCATTGAGATTGTATGCGGATGAAGTAGAAGCACATAACCAATCAAAGGCTATTATTGAGCGACAGAAACAACAAATAGCAGAATATGAGCCAAAGGTTGATTATGTGGACAAAATTTTAAGCAGTACAAATGCAATGACAGTAACACAGATTGCTGCAGACTATGGATTAAGTGCTAAAGCTTTGAACAAGATACTACATGATGCACACATCCAACGAAGCGTAAACGGCCAATGGATTTTGTATAGTGATTTAATGCGCAAGGGGGACACAAAAACCAAGACACACACATACATGACTACAGACGGAAGATTGGAGTGTAAAGCATCTACACGTTGGACACAAAAGGGAAGATTGATGATACACGAGTTATTAAAGAAGTTGGGCATCAATGCAGTGTGTGAGGAGGTAGCATGAATCCATTAGTATATAAAGGCCTACGAAAGAACGTGAACAGGTCAGAATGGGTAAGCAGTGATGAAATAAAGCAAAGTTATTCACAAATAAGACTATTAGCAGTGGAAAATGATACCTATGCATGGGTACCAATTGAGGACGGAACACTATGTAGAG